GGTTAAAAGACTCGGTTAAGGTTGAACGCCAAAGATTCCATGCCATCGAACTAATAGAACCAGGTGCTACTCCCGAATCATTTAACCAGTTTGCCAATTCAAGGAAAGATTCATATTTTTCTTGTTCGTTGTCTGATTCGTCTAAAATCCTTCTTAAACTATGAACCCGAACCTTAGTTCCGTCTAGGCTCATAGTAGTAACACGTCCTTTCCAAATTTCGGCCTGCCAATAATTGCTTCCAGTTGTATTCAATAAATCTTTTAAAGAATGACTGACGTAAAGATTATGAAATTGCAATTTTTCAAGCAATTTGAAACAGTTATTTTGCCCTTTTACTGTTACTACACCATCGGTTGTATAGGCAGTCAATTCACGCCAAGCTGGTGCTAATAAAGCCACCGGCTTAAATCGTGACTTACCTAGTGGCGTTATTTGCATAATAAATCGGCTTTATATGGCAACTACATTCGCAGTTAATTAAGGCGCATAAATCATGACGTTTTTTTATAAGACAGCTATATCCGATAAATAAGCTCATTTATCTAAACCTTTTAATTGCGCTATTTCACCTTGCAATTTACTAATAAACGCGTTCTGCTGCACTTCTATAACTCTTAATTTTGAAAGTTCGTTATTAGCAAAACGTAAAGCCTCTAAAAGTTTTTCTTCGGTTTTGGTCATTTCTTTATCCATTCTTATACATTTCGTGGAGCCACTTGTGCCATTCAATATGCTTTTCTAACGGCGACCTTGGGTCTTGTTCTTCAGGAAAAGGATCAACCATAGGTATAAGCGCATAACATTTAGGGCAAATATATTTTTGATCTTTATTTAATTCGTGTTGAAAATTATAATTTTTCATTTTTGGGGTATTCCTCTTTTTCCCATATTGGTCTTAAAGTTTTATCTATCAAATATAAATACCGGTGTTTTCTGCTTCGATTAATCCAAAATCCCTCAAAACCTTTAGATTTTCCTCTTGTTAGTTTTTTTCCGTCAGCAAAAAAGAAATCCGATTTTTGAGGTGTTAATCCGTAGTAACCAAAATTTGCAGCTTGATAAACAGCTCCTATATGTCGTGAAGAATCGGCATAACTAATAACAGCTCTTACCCCTTCCTTTTTTAAATATTTCAAAGATCGAGCGATAAGCATTGAACCAAAATTTTTACCGTTTAAATCAGGATTCAAAACCAATCTGCTCATTTCCACTAACTCCGGATAATTACCTCTCGGAAATCCAAAAGCGCTCGTTGCAGAATTTGGAACGCTTAAAGGTGAATAAACAACTGCCCCAACGCATTCGAACCCATTAAACATTCCATAACAGTATTGACCTATAAATCTTGTTTTCCCTAAATAGTGAAAAGAGCTCACTAATTCATAAGCAAAGTTATAACTAATGGGACGAATTTGGAGCAAAGAGGTAGTACTTGAACCCCCATCTTCTAGCTGGAACGCTAGCTGTGTTGCATTAACACTATCTCCGCTTATCATTTCTTGGGAGCTTTCATATCTGTGTCCATTACCGTCCAAAATACATCCTCATAATTTATTTCTTCCTCAGCATTGTATTGAATATTTAAGGTTTTTAGAATGTCGATTACTTCTCTTGGAGCTTCACCCTCAGCTCCTCCTCCCCCTGGTATTTCCACGACTATTGGATACTTGGCTCGTTTGCGATAGATAGTAAGCGTCCAAGGTTGCCCGTTGTTCGCCGGTGTCAAATAGGTATGCTTCCAGGTTCGAGGATTAGGCAGGGTTGCCATAACCGCCGCAACTTCGGTTCTTATCGGCATACCTTTAGGCAACCAAGATGGCCGAACTATCATTTTTTCAAGTTCGCGAATCTCTGTAGGTGTCGCTTGTGCGCGAACTGCTTTCTGAGTAAGCAAAGCTTGGCTCTTGGCAGTTTTAATCAAACCTTCTGACTTCTTACCGCGAGCGGCGCGAAGATCAACTCCGGCTTTATAGCTCTTTTTGGTGATTCCTGAGCGTTCTAAGCGCTTTCGGTAAGCAGGTGAGAGTTGATCCCAACCTTTACGCTTCCCTGCCATCTTGCGCCTTCTTTCTCATCATCTCGACATATTTGAAATAACCCTCGCAATAGCCGCAAGTTTGGCGGTCATACACCAATACACCGCAGGACTGACAACGTTTGATTCGGGAATCGTCGCTCGTGTTCAAGATTTTTCCTCAATTTGCCAAGTTGGAGCGTGGATAGCCTTCATAGCTCGGCGGCCTTTTCTAATAGCACCGGCTCTTGTTTGAGCGTGGCTCACTTCTATGCAATACCAGCCTTTAAATACCTCGACAGTCCAAGGAAAAATTCGTCCGCCATCGTGTCTGATTCTAATTCGGTAGGTTTTGGACATTTCAACCGCGAACCATTCGAGCGTACTTATGAGCCGCACAAATACAGTAACCCCCAGGATTAAGCCTGAGAATGACGCAAGTAGCTTCGATTTGTCTAGCGAGTTGTTCACGTAGCGCGACCTCCTGAAAGTGTCTAAATGGCGTTGTTTTGACCGCTATAGGCTCTTTAGGTTTCATAATTAGCCTTCCCAAGAGAACGTATAGCTGGCGCGTCCAAGATCTATATGTACTGCTCTATATTCTTTTACAAAACTGATACCCCAAGCCGAATAGTCCGCTTTGAACGATTCTATCTTTATCATTTCCTTAACCTTTCTTGTGCGCGTTTAATTGTTGCTATGTACTTTTTCTGCTTTTTACGATAGGTAGCCTTGGCAAAATAAATAACCATCCCCAAGCCGATACCAAAGAACATGATGGAGAAGACAATAGAAAAAAGAATCATCATAAGTATTAACCTCATTGACTTTCTTCCTGCTCGGCTTGCATAAGCATTTCCTTCATTCGTGTTGGGTTTGTTTTCCATATCCTCGCCAAGTGACTTTGAGACATTCCTTCGCGTTGCGCTTTCAATAATAGAGAACGGGCTTTCTTTAGGCTTTCTTGACGCGCCAAATCTAATCGCGCAATTTTTGCCTTTTCCAGCGTGATCTTGTCCTCCAAGATTTTCTTAGGATTTTGTGGCATCAAAGAACCACCAGACTAACGATCCAAAAAAACAGGCTAAAGGTGGCCATAAGCTCATTCTTGAACCTCAATTACTTCGTTTGTATCAACGTCAAAAGTCACTATTTTCTTGTAGTTGCAGGAACGACAGGTATAAGAACGGCGGACTATTGCGCGATCCCTATAAATATGGGTGAGTCCTAAATCTTCGTGGGTACAGCTCATTTACTTACTCCGATCCATAGTCTGATTTCCCTTGCGTGGGAATTGGCGTTTTTCGATACTGTCCAACCAAATTTTTTGATAAGTCCGGCGTGTGCAGCTCCTGACATTAAGCCGCCTATTGAATTGTTTTTATTCTGACCCTCTGAAGGAAGCCCAATAATTGCGGTTATATCCTCGCTAGAGAAAGGGTTTTGAGTAGCCGCGAATTCGCGCAAAACCCGATCAAACTTGAATTTATAAAGGTCGCTTACTGCTGAAATTGCGCGATTTTGACCGCGATACTTGCGCGATTTTGGCTGCTCAAAAGGCAAGGAGTATTGGTCGGCATTAGGCATTTTTTCTAGCCTTAACTTCGCTAGCTAGTCGGTCTGCTTCATCATAAATAAACTTGAAATTTTCCGGTGAAAGTCCGTTAATCATAGCTACGAGATAGTGGAGAGCGTGATCTCCCCAAGCGTCTTGAAGATTTTTAATACACCAGGCTTCGAGGCTGATATTCACCTGATTAACTTGTTTGGCTGAAAGGTCGTCTAAGCCCATTTATTGCTCCTTAATTTAGGGAGCTGTTTAAGCTCCGCTGGTCAAGGAGTAAGTTACACCATTACCGAGACTACGCAACACCCCTAGCAATAAGACACGCCGATTAAATAACTAAATATAAAATTCCTGAAGTTCCATTTCCGCCTGCACCACCCTGAGTGCTAAGAGAACCTGCTCCACCGCCACCGCCTCCGGCTCCATATCCTGTAGCGTTTAAAGCACATGTACCGACACCTAAAGCACCTGCTGAACCAGTACCTAAACCTGAACCTGATCCTGATCCTCCAGCACCGCCGCCACCGCCAC